ATCAGTGCTGCTGATCTAGATACTGGCATTACATATGCTAACTGGACTACTGCAACACTTGCTTACAGTGCTCTAGCTAATGACTCACTAGATGGTTACAAGTATCGTTGTGTTATTAACACAAGCAAGGGTGCTGAGACCAAGAGAACAAATGGAGCTGCTACTTTAACATTCGGCAGTTAATATCTGATGATTTGTAATGCATTTTGAATCACTTAATGAAAAAAACTATTTGATGTTCGCTATTAAGCATTACGATAACCCTCAGTCGGTTACCGTTGATGATTTCATGGAGGATATGAAGAAGTTTAAGTACCTTAAACGGTTACTTAAACGATATGTCAAGACACGTATCCTCCGAGTGAATCTCATACTGAATCACTTAATAATATTGTTTAATGTTTTTGGTGATGCCACTATCCCCTTGCTCATGTATAAACTTGAGCCTGAATACTGGCCCTTAATTAAGACCTTCCTACAATATCTGGATAGGATGCCCGAAGTGGGTGTAGGTGTATTTGATGAGGTCGATATAGATGATGATGTTGCTTCTTTATTGGAAGAGATATGAACGAAGATGCCCCAACAATGAGTGCTGGTAATGGTGGATTCTCTGGATCTGCTGCTGCCACTGGTCCTGTTGCGGGTTATGACCCTCTGCTAGGTAGCAAGAAGGTCAAGCGTCGTAAGTATGGTACCAAAAAGAAAGAGAAGTGTAACGAAGATGCAGCTGATAGGTATGGTAAGTCAAACTACCTGCCTTTTTTAGTGTGTTATGATGGTGCAGAGCAGTACGTATTGTATGGTAAGTCACCAGCAGAGATAAAGATTCAACTAAGAAAGATATACAGACCAGAAAATCATAAGAAGATCAGAGTCAAGAGACTGTATCCTAATGAGGTCATTAAATTCTATTGGAATAAAAGACAAGCAGCATTGACAGATCAATGAGTGAAATAAACGCAGCAATATTAGAGAGGTTAGAGAAGGTAGTTGATAAACTATCTGACAACTCCACTAAGATGGGGGAGTTGCTTGCTGTACACAATGAGAAATTAGACAAACAGGATAGAATAGATGCAGTATTATTTGAGAAAGTGGAATCGGTTCACAGAGAAGTTAACCGTAGAGCAGAGGAGATTAAGAAGGGCTGTGAGAGAGATATTCGCAAGGTAGATGAAAGACTCCGTGTCATGGAAAAGAAGATGTGGACTATTTTTGGTGCTCTTAGTGTTATATCTTTCATCGTTAGTCCAATCGGACAAGCGGTCCTAAAGAACTTGACAGGTCCCAGACCTAGTGATACACTGTATACATACCAAGATCAAGTTGCATGGACTACGTTGAGGACAAATACATACGATTCCTCAACACAAGGCTAGACAAGTTTAAAAACGTAAAATCAGGACTATACAACTTCCGTTGTCCCTACTGTGGTGATTCAAAAAAGCATCGCAATAAGGCTCGGGGGTATTTTTTTCTGAAGAAGTCTGAGTATATCTTTAAGTGTCACAACTGTGGCATGGGAAGGTCTCTTGGCAACTTCTTAAAGGATCATGCACCTGACCTGCACGACCAGTTTATACTGGAGAAATACAGGGCAGGTACTACTGGTAAGGGTAGGCACACACCTAATCCAAAGTATAAATCTGCCAAGCCTAACTTTGTTAGTAAGGTAGCAGATTTGGAATCTATCGCTGATCTAAATAGAAAACATGCAGCGAGAGAATACTTAGAGAAACGACAAATCCCACAGGAAAAGTTATCCTCTTTGTATTATACTGAAAGGTTTAAAACTTGGATTAACTCTAAGAAACCTGGTACTTTTAAGAGTCTCCAGAATGATAGAGGACGTATCATTATCCCCTTAATAGATAAGGAAGGTAATTGGTTTGGTGTACAAGGTAGATCCCTTCTACCTAATGCAACTATGAGATACATAACTATCATCTTTGATGAGAGTAAACAAAAAGTATTTGGATTAAATCATGTTAAAGAAGACAAACCAATCTACATCGTGGAAGGACCGATTGACTCGCTCTTCTTGGATAATTCCGTTGCGATGGTTGGGAGCGACTTTGATCCTAGGTCGCATCATTGGGGCAATTATATTTGGGTTTATGATAACGAACCTCGTAACCGACAAATCGTCGAGCGAATCTCCAACTCAATCGACAGAGGAGATCAAGTAGTGATATGGCCACAGACGGTGACAGAAAAGGATATCAATGATATGATAGTTGCGGGACGTAATCCCCAAGATATCATAAAAAATAATACCTATCAGGGTATACAAGCAAAAATAAAACTAACTGAATGGAAACGAGTATGACACAGATCCAAGTAAAGAAACGTAACGGCAGAGGCAGTGAGGATCTCAAACTTGAAAAGATTCATAGGATGGTGGAGTTTGCCTGCGATGGACTGGCAGGTGTTTCTGAATCCCAGATCGAAATGAATTCTAACCTTCAATTATATGATGGTATTAGTACTGTAGATATACAAGAGATCCTAGTGAGGTCTGCTAATGATTTGATCACACTGGAGAATCCTAACTATCAATACGTTGCTGCAAGACTGCTTGCTTACGGTCTGAGAAAGTCTGTGTATGGTGACCATCCAGATTACCGTCCATTCCTACTGGATCATGTTAAAGATTGTATTGAGAAGGGAATATATGACAGCAGGATTATAGATAAGTATACTGAAGAAGAGTGGACAGAGATCGATAGTTATATCGATAACGATAGAGATTATATCTTTACCTATGCTGGTCTCAGACAGGTTGTAGATAAATATCTTGTACAAGATCGTAGCAGTGGTGAGGTGTTTGAGACACCGCAACAAATGTATATAATGATTGCTGCAACACTCTTTCAAGAGTATGATAGTACAATTCGTTTGGAGTACGTAAAGAAATACTATGACGCAATCAGCAAGCACAGGATCAACATCCCAACACCAGTCATGGCAGGTGTCCGAACACCCATTCGTCAATTTGCATCTTGTGTTTTGGTTGATGCTGATGACACCCTCGATAGTATCTTTAGCAGTGATATGGCTATTGGCAAATATGTCGCACAGAGGGCTGGTATCGGTATTAACGCAGGGAGAGTCCGTGGGATCGGATCTAAAATCCGTGGCGGAGAAGTTCAACACACAGGTGTTGTCCCCTTCCTTAAAAAATTTGAATCAACTGTCAGATGCTGCACTCAAAACGGGGTCCGAGGCGGCTCAGCTACGGTCCACTTTCCGATCTGGCATAAAGAAATTCAAGACATCATTGTTCTCAAAAACAACAAAGGAACAGAAGACAACAGAGTAAGGAAATTAGATTACTCTATCCAGATATCTAAACTATTTTATGAAAGGTTTATAGCCAATGAAAACATCTCCCTCTTCTCACCTCACGATGTTCCTGGTTTGTATGACAGCTTTGGTACTGACGACTTCGATTCTCTTTATAGAAGATACGAATCAGACGAATCCGTGGCACGAATTACTGTATCAACGCAAGAACTTATATTAGATATTCTTAAGGAGAGAGCAGAGACTGGTCGTATATACATTATGAATATCGACCACTGCAATGAGCACTCATCATTCAAGGATCAGGTATACATGAGTAACCTATGTCAGGAGATCACTCTACCTACAGATCCTATCAATCATATAGATGATGAGGATGGTGAGATTGCATTGTGTATCTTGTCTGCTGTTAACGTAGGTAAGATTAGAAGTCTGGATGACATGGAAGAGTTGTGTGACCTATCAGTAAGGGCACTCGAAGAGTTGATTGATTATCAGGGATACCCTGTGGCAGCAGCAGAAAGGTCTACAAAGTATCGTAGATCTCTCGGAGTAGGTTTCATTGGTCTTGCACATTATTTGGCAAAACAAAATGTTAATTATGCTGACCCTGCTGCATGGACTTTGGTACATGAATTAGCTGAGGCATTCCAATACTATCTACTCAAGGCATCTAATCAGATTGCTAAGGAGAAGGGAGCATGTGGTGGATTTGAAAGGACAAAGTATGCTGATGGGATACTACCAATTGATACATATAAAAGAGATGTAGATCACATAGTTCCTAATGAGTTAAGATATGATTGGGATACTTTACGGAATGACATACGAGAGCACGGTCTTAGGCACTCAACATTGTCCGCACAAATGCCTTCGGAGAGCAGCTCCGTTGTGTCAAACGCAACCAATGGAATCGAGCCACCTAGAGACTACTTGTCCGTTAAGAAATCCAAAAAGGGGCCTCTTAAGCAGATTGTACCACAATTTAATACATTAAAGAATAACTATACTCTTCTATGGGATATGAAGAGTAACGAAGGTTATATTAATGTGGTGGCAGCGATGCAGAAGTTCTTTGACCAAGCAATCAGTGGTAACTGGGCATACAATCCAGAGAATTATCCTGACAATGAAGTACCTGTCTCTGTTATGGCACAAGATCTACTGACTACATATAAGTATGGGTGGAAGACATCTTACTACCAGAATACTTACGATGCTAAGAAGGATATTGATGAGCCAGCCCATCCAATAGGATGGCATGAAGAGGAGGGACTTAACAATCTCATTGATGACTTGTTGAATGCAGACCAAGAAGAATGTGAGGCTTGTAATGTTTAGTAAAGAATTAAAAGAAGGGACTAAGAAATCCCACAACGCAGCAGAGAATACTAAGTTTGTATCTCAATTCCTTAAAGGGGTACTCAATCAGGATGAGTATGCTAAGTTGCTTAGTAACTTCTATTATGTGTATCAAACCATGGAGGAGTGTGTCAGTAAATCAACTGACCCCTATGTGAAAAATCTGCACCGATGGAATGCTACACTATTCAGGACTTCCTTCCTCAGCAGAGACCTTAGATACTACTATGGTCCCTTGTGGAGGGAGTATGCCAAACCCTCTGAAGCTTGTAACACATACTGTTATAGGATCAATGAGGTGGCAGAAAACGATCCATACTTATTGATAGCACACCACTATACTCGTTACATAGGTGACCTGTCTGGTGGACAGATACTTAAGGGCATTGCTCAGAAGGCACTCAACCCACCAGTGGGTGAAGGTCTTCACTTCTATGACTTCCCTCGTATTGAGGACACTAAGGCATGGAAGACTGAGTATCGTAACGTGCTTGATGGACTCAAGTTTGACGAGCAACAGAAGAATGCTTTAATTACTGAAGCAAACTATGCCTTCCGTCTTAACATGTATATGTTTGACGAGATACAAGGTGATGCTGGTAAATCATTGTGGAAGATCCTATGGAATACTATCACAGGTAAATGAAGAACATAGAATGGTCAGCATATATACTGCTACCTTCTAATCGTCTTCAGAAGGTAGAATTCTATTGTGAATCCAATCTAAGAGGTGATGCTGAAGCAAGATGTAAATCTCTCTTTGGTGTTACTGATGTCAGACAACTACGGAGGACATGGAATGACTAAAAACTATGATGACTCTAACTGGAGAGAGGAATACAAAGGGTATACCTCATCCAAATATGAGTTAGATCTACTTGAGAATGGTCCTCGCAGCCTTGCACAGTCATGGATGATGGGTGCATTACATAACAAGTGGAAGAAGATGAAGGGATATAAGGATCCCGAACCACCTGATTGTCAATCGTCATTAACGGAGTCATTAAAAAAATGGGGTTAAGTGTATTCAATACTGAGAAAGTAGACACTACTAAGCAACCAATGTTCTTTGGGAAACCTCTGGGCATGCAAAGGTATGATGAATACAAGTACCCTGACTTCGACAAGTTAACTCAGACACAACTGGGTTACTTCTGGAGACCTGAAGAGGTATCACTCCAGAAAGATAGAGCTGATTACAAGACTCTATCTGATCAACAAAAGCATATCTATACTTCTAATTTGAAGTATCAAATACTCCTAGACTCTGTGCAAGGACGTGGTCCTGGCATGGCATTTTCACCTTACTGTAGTCTTCCAGAATTGGAAGGGTGCATGGGTGTCTGGGAATTCATGGAGCAGATCCACTCTCGCTCCTACACTCACATCATTAAGAATGTGTACGCCAATCCATCTGAAGTATTCGATGCAGTACTAGACGATGAGAAGATCATGGCTCGTGCAGAGTCAGTTACCAAAGCTTATAATGAATTCATTGAGTATGCTAGTCAGTATGCTACTGGTAACATGTGGGCTCCTGATGCTAGGCAATCACCTAGTCATGCATGGACACTAAAAGATCTTAAACGATCATTATACAGAGCAATTTTAAATGTTAACATCCTCGAAGGCATTCGTTTTTACGTGTCTTTTGCTTGCTCTTTTGCTTTCGGTGAGCTTAAGCTCATGGAAGGGAGTGCTAAAATCATATCCCTTATTGCAAGAGATGAGTCTCAACATCTTGCACTTACTCAGAAAATAATCTACAAGTGGAGGAAGGGTGATGATCCTGTCATGGCAGAGATTCATGAGGAAGAGAAAGAGAATGTTGTTGCAATGTTTAAAGCAGCAGTAGATGAAGAGAAGGACTGGGCTAACTACCTATTCTCTCAAGGAAGTATGATTGGTTTGAATGACAGACTACTGTCACAATATGTTGAGTGGATTGCTAATAGAAGAATGAAAGCAATAGGTATTGATCCTATCTACGATGTACCCGCCAAGAACAATCCGTTACCTTGGACAGAACACTGGCTAAATAGTAAAGGTCAGCAGAATGCTCCTCAGGAAACTGAGATTGAGTCTTATATCGTAGGAGGGATTAAACAAGATGTCGAGTCTAATACCTTTAGTGGATTTAAGCTCTAACCTATGGCGAAAGGTTAGGGATAATTGGTACAACAGAGTGAATGCGAAGAAAAACATCTCAGGAGAGAACGATTGGCTCTCTGAGAGACCCGAAAGCTGGTATCAAGGACCACTTATATTTCCTCAAATTACTGAAGAGGGATTTGAAACACACGAAGCCTTGCAAGCCCGTAAGGAAGAGGTCTACGAAGAAGCTTGGTCAGACTGATTAAATTTTGTAACAAGAAATACATTTTTCTTGCATAAATAGTTAGGGTATGATAACATACCTATACGTTCATCCCAACAGGGACGCAAGTAAGCCGACTCGGAACGGAATCGTTCATCCCATATGGAATTCCTAATCGCTACTGCCATTACATGCTCTGACATATCTGAAAAGATAGACAGAGTTAATGGTAAGTACGACTTATCTGCCTCTAGTAAGGCAGAGATAGTTGAGATCTATAAGACTCATCTTGTAGATGCAATAGGTTTGGATTGCACATGGGACGCAAAAGCCGACTGAAGGAACGGGGATTAAACCACCCTACCTGAGGAAAAGCCAATGGCAAAAGTCACTTATCGTGGAGTCGAGTACGACTCTGAAGAGTACAACGCAAAGGTTCTCGATGAGAATACTAAGCGTAACAGACACGATCTTATGTATCGTGGTCTCAAAGTTACCAAGAAGTTGGTAGCAGCATAACTAAATAGTGGGGACGTAAGTCCCCATTTTTTATGAAAAAATTTGAAGTAACATATCGTCTGCCCACTACTGGTACAAAGTACCATAAGACTATAGTGGAGGCAGACAATCAAGTGTTCGCCAATAAAATATTTGACGCACAAATACCAAGTGCAGACCGTTGTGGTAACGCACGTGAATTACATAACCAATGAAGATAGATACACAAGGGATGAGTGGTCCAGTTGATCCCAATTATAAAGCAAGACCACTAGAGGAACAGCAAAGGGAATTACCTAAGGCAATCATCACACCTCGTAGGTTGTTTACCCCTGAGTATGTTAAGGAAATGAAGATCCTTATCAATGAAGTGTTGGATGAAAGACAATACCAGAAGGAACTGTCACAAGCAGTTGACAATCCTACACCACCTGGTATATCATACTTTGATGTAGAGCACTTTAAGCATTCAATCGATGACCCCGAACCAGACTACCCTTTAGAGAAATGATTTTAGTTATCATAATAGTAGGTATACTACTCACCTTCGTTGGAGTTGGTGTATGGTTTACATTTGGACCAGGTTCCAAGGATGTTAGAGATCCTATCGCAGAACATGCAAAGATGCATGAGTTAGGAATAGCTCATGGTCATAGTGGAAGAAAAGATTAAATGCCTAAGTACTTAGGTCTACCTACAGGACTCCTAACATGGACTGGGAGTTAGAGCAACGTTGTATACGACTCGAAGACATGATTATTGTTTATCAAGAACATATTGACACTCTTGAAGAAGAGAATGAGCAATTGAAAAAGAAGATTGCAATCCTTGAGCAAAAATTATCTGTGATGGAAGACTATGATGACGACGACGAAGCGTAAACGCATCGGTGTTATGTGCTCTGGTAAGGGCACCAACTTTGAAAACATAGTAATGACATGTAATAAGCACGAGGTTGTGCTTATGATACATGATAAGAAAGAGTGCGGAGCAGCACGTAAGGCAGAGAAGTGGGGGATTCCTCACGTAAGAATTAAGCACGACAAAGAGCAAGAGATGATCGAGATGTTCCGAGCATGGAATGTAGATCTGATTGTCCTAGCGGGGTATATGAGAATACTAAAGAGACCTTTAGATTTTCACTGCCCCATTATTAATGTACATCCATCACTACTACCAAAGTATAAGGGATTACACGCAGTTGAACAAGCCCTAGATAGTAATGACAAAGTAACAGGTTGCACAGTACACTATGTGAATGAAGAATTAGATGGTGGAGAGATTATAAAACAGGCAGAGGTACCTATACTCCCTGACGATACAGTCGAGACACTGACTAGACGCATTCAATTGATGGAGTATGCAATCGTACCTATAGTAATAGATAATTATGAGACCCCAATCAGCGAAGGCGAAGGGAAGACTCTTTCAGCAGTGGGTGCGAGACCAACTGATAGAGCAGAGGAATATACATCCAGAGGACATAGAATCACGGAGCATGGGAGCGAGTGGCGAAGACTTGATTATGGCTCGTGATGCTAGACAAAAGTTTCCTTTTAGTATAGAATGTAAGAATCAAGAGAAGTTAAATGTCTATGAGGCATATGCACAAGCATGTGCTAACTCAGGAGACCATGAGCCTATCTTATTCATGAAGAAGAATCATAAGAAACCCCTAGTAGTTGTAGATGCAGAATGGTTCATCAGAAATTTCAACCTGTAGATGATTTACTAGATAAATCTCATATGACTGGGTTGTATGTACAAGCATGCACCCTACCATATACTCTTACTGGTGGTAACTTACAAGACGTACAGAATATACAGGACTCTAAACCTATATGCTATGTTGATGAGCATTGGTTGGAGTCTTATTTCTTTACTGATGAGGTAGTAGAATACCTAGATGGTAAGGTGCCTCATAATATAGAGAGAGCCTACATCAACATGGGTATACATAGTGAAACACCACGCACTCATGTAGATAGTGGTAGCAAGGGTGATAAAACTCTGCTATACTATATCAATGAGGAATGGCATAACGATTGGGGTGGTGAAACTATATTCCTATGTCCTAATTGTAAGAATATAGAATACATAACACCCTTTGTGCCTGGTAGAATTATTGTATTTGATTCCACCATTCCACATGCAGCAAGACAACAGTCATTTGCTGGTCCAACTTATAGATTTACTTTAGCAATAAAATTTAGAGCATGAGTGTATACACAATGTTCTCAGTGCCAATCATTCATTATGAGATTGAGAACTGGGCAGAGAATAAACAAAAGATAATGGCTGCTCTACCTAATCATAAGAAAGAGCACTATGAGGTCAGTGATGATTCAATCACAGGTCTTTACACAGATTTTTATAAGAATGCAGAGGTTGGTAACGATACTTTACCTGACTATGCATCAGTAGTAATTGATATTATCAAACCATATCTTCAGGACTTTACTGACCAGAGGAGAGTAGAGTTTACTGACATGTGGTACCAAACAGAGGAGTATGGATCCTCACATGGTCTACACAATCATGGACACAGTGGGTGGTCGTCAGTAATATATGTTGACTATGATCCACAGATTCATACTGCAACACAATTCTTTTCACCATTTAATAACCCTTGGAATGGTAACCTAGAAGCATATCAACCACCAGTTAAGGAAGGTGATATGGTTATCTTCCCTTCTACTATTGCACATGAAGCACTACCTAATAGCTCACGAGTACCTAGGACTGTTATATCATATAATTTAAGAGGACATACTGATGTAGTTAAGTATCAGTTGTGGCAAGGTGATCCTATTGTTAGGAGACTGGTAGAGAGACGTTATGGGGATGGTATGCAGTCATGAGTGAGAATAATATAAGTGTTGACGGTGATATAACAATCTATAAGGGAAGGATGTGCAGTAAACGCACTGACTTCGTTTGGGGAAGAGAGATAGACCATGATATATGTGATGGTCTTATGGATTTCTGGGACAATCAAAGATTCTTACCTGTTACACCAGGTCAGGTCTATGATCACGGTGATATATCTGTTAACAAAGAGTTTAAAGACTCGATGGACGTACATATACCACACCAGATTGGAATGCCTATGATACAGGACTATGTGATGGCATTACAGGAGGTACTTAATGATTACATTGAGACCTTCCCTTTCTGTGAGACATCTAGGTTTCAAATTGTTGAGCCTATGAGTCTCCAATGCTATCCTGTAGGTGGTGGGTTTAAGCAGTGGCATACTGAAAGACTCAGTGCTTTACCTGGTAATGCACATAGACACCTAGTCTTTATGACATATCTTAATGATGTCCCTGATGGTGGCACAGAATGGTATCATCAAGACCTTTACATACCAGCAAAGAAAGGGTATACTGTCATATGGCCTGCCGACTGGACTCATTTCCATAGGGGAAGGGTCAGTCATACCAAGGAGAAACAGATCATTACTGGGTGGTTCTCTTTTATATGAAGGATACCTATTATGAATACCTATTACGCCAATACAGATTAGCTATGCAAGATCAAGGGGCAATCCCCAAAGAATCTCAGGATGAAACATGGAACAGAGCACTTGATATATTCATCGAGTCTGTCCATAAACCTGACAATGCATTACGCACTTGTGCTCACAATCAGAAGTGCTATAATGAACTCATGTGGATCAGAGATGACATCATAGACCACTTACAAACACTACGGAGAAAGTAAAATGACCTGCGGATTACATGGAAAACTGGACGCTGCTGTCGCAGCAGTCAAAGAAGCACTGACAGTTGCACTGGATGGTGACTTTGCAGAGAAAGACTTAGAGGATATCCTCGCAGCATACACTAACCTTAAGTCAGTTAGTAAGAGAACTCAACACGAGCCTCAGATTACATTCACTCCAGACCCTACTCTCGGTGGAGCAGTGGAGTTTAATGATAATATCAACATCAATACAGATGAATTTTATGGTGCAGCAGAACCAGTCACCATTGGTAGTGGAATCATGGGTGGAGCTGGGTCTGACGTGATCACCTTCGGCAATGACATTACCTTTACTGATAGCATTGATAAGGATGATTAATTGAGGTGTGGGTATCCATACCTATAGGGGTTGACAGAAATTTAATCTTTGCTATATAATTATGTAACGTTACTTAACATAAGTTAACAGCATGACACAATCAGTGGCAAAACGGTACACAACTACCGAGTACGGAAAGCAAAACATCTTTGCCT